ACCAAGGCTGCCCCAGTATTTGATAACTCCTATTAGCTCGACGGCTGTTAAATCGGCGTTCGGAACTCTTCGGTACTGAAAGCTTTCGTAAATCAGAATGTCCGGATTATAGTAGTCGAGCCATTCTGGCACCATATATGGTTCTAATGGTAGTTCAAAATGTTGCGTCATTAGCGTATCGTGTGCATAAACAGCATGACATACGCCAGTAGTACCACCTGGATCCAAAGAAAGGTAAATCATTTGGGTCTAACCCCCTAGTCTAGTTTTAGCTATATTCTACTGGAGTCTAGCTACTTCCCCTAGCGCTCTAACATGTTACCCCATTATCACCGTGGATATTCTAAGAGACTAGAGTCTAGAGCTGTACTAACACGTGATCAGCGCTCATCTTCGAGGAGATGTGCGAGCTGTGCCTCTAAATGGGAAATCTTCGACTTTAGTTCGGCAATCTTCTTTTTCTTGCCTCCTACGATTTCCCTTATGAGTAAATTGTCTGGATTGAGGTTACTTCGATCACCGTCAACGAAGAAGACTCTTTCATGGGCCATCAAGTTTCTGCCGAGCTTTTCTTCCATAACTATGTGGTGCGTTAAACGCCAATCGAATTCACCGGTCTTTGTGTAGTGATAACCGTTAGGCGCTACACGTGTCGAACCAATAGGTGATTTCTGACCTCTCATGTGAGCTCCTCTCGCCACACGCCGATGTATAGGTAATTGTCGGCTACGCCGAAACATGTTCCTCTGACTCTGATGCCGTTGTCCCAATAGAGATCGAACTTATCACTACTAGACATCAATTCCCAGTAGTTCTCGTGGGCGTACTTGATCGCAGCCTTTAGGGGACCGCTGTTCACGTCGGCTATAAATTCAGCGCGTCCCTCCTCAGGACCGGTTAGGCTTTGCCGATCGTGCAATAGGTCGACCTTACCTCCTATGAATATCGCCCTAGCCCCCCACGTATGGTCAGTGGAGGAATCGAATCCTTCCTTCTCGCACTTTAGTCCCCAGGTGATGTCACTCATACCAATTCTCCCCAACTAGGACCAATCTCTGTGTCAGCTGGGAATGGTACAAAAGTATCGAATTCCTTAGCCGCCGTCTCTTCCATAATCGCTTCCATCTGGAAAGCAACCTCTTCTGCCCGATCTGGCTCACACTCCACTAGAATTGAATCGTGTACTGGAAGCCTGATCTGCACATGAGGCATTTCTTCTCTGATCCGTATCATCGACAACAACGTCAAGTCAGAAGCGATACTCTGTGGCATAAAGCCGTAAGCTTCGTTTAGAACGTCTTTTTGATTCTCGTGAGTGATCAACCAGAAACGTCTACGCCTTCCGAACAATGTTTCCAAAGTCTCCGACTTGTGAAGCACTCTTTCTTTGATGCTCTCCCGCCAAGCAACAACCTGTGGGATAGCCTCAAAGAATGTATCGACATAACGCTGAGCTTCGGCTACGGAGATTTTGAACTCCCTAGAAAGACTGTAAGCTTCTCTTCCGTAAGTTAAACCAAACACTACTGCTTTAGCCCTAACTCTTTGATCCTTCGTAAAGCCGGGCCCGAAGAATCTTGTAGCCACCTCACTATGTAGGTCACGATTCTCGCTGAACACTCCCTGCAAATATGTGTCCCTCGCTAAACAAGTTACGACTCGAAGTTCTGCTTGGCCGTAATCTGCTTGAACGTAAACTGAATCTTTTTCTGGGACAAATAGTTTGCGAATCTTTGATTCTCTTGGTACGTTCTGTAGATTAGGATTTCTGCACGCTAGGCGTCCAGTTACTGTGCCATGAAGAAGGAACGTCGGATAAACCCTGTCCTCAATCAAACGGCTTCTAATTCCCTTTACATATGTACCGTACAATTTTTGTTCTCTACGATGGCAGAGCATTAACGTAACAAATCGATTTACGTTACTAGACGTTTCCGTCTTGTCCCGAATGTTCTTTAGCGTCTCCTCGTTCGTAGATTCGACACTGTGGTTTAGTTTCCACAGGGCCTCCTTGACTTGTTTAGGTGATCGAGGATTTTCCACCCACTCTTTTAGGTCCGCTTCAACTTCGACAAGTTCTTCGAGATAGCTGTCAGTAAGTTCGTCCAGATAATCTATGTTGACCTTAATGCCGTCTAGCTCGAGCAGCATCAAGTCATTCGCAATTTTGACTAAGAAGTCGTGCAGCTCCCTAAGACCCTCGACTTCCAACCTGTGGGTATAGTGTTCAAACAGTTCATGAGTAAGTGCCACATCGTAGGCGTTGTATTTGTACAACAGTTCTCGAGGTATGTTGGCGAACGATTGTCCTCCACTAATGTACTGTTTGATTTCTAGGTCGTAAGCTGGGGCGCCTAATAGTTCTGAAGACAGATACTTCAGCCCGTGTACGCCCTGCCTTTCGTCAAGTGCGTATGAAGCAAGCATGGTATCAAAATGAACTTTGCTGCCCTTAACGATATTAAGTCGATCTAGAACCTGCAAATCGAACTTACCATTATGGCAAATAATGCCTTCGTGCTTCTCGAGCATACTACCCAGGGCTGCCATTACTTCATCGTTCTGACATATTTCTTCTGACAACACCCAGACTTCATTAGGCTTGCACGACATTCCGATACATAGAAGAATGTCGGGATGACTAAAGTCTCGATCTTTCTCGACTCCCACTTCAATGTCCAAGGTGAGATGATCGTTGGCAGCCAATACTCCGATAACAAATAAAGCTTGTTCTGGACTGGTAACTACAGTGTACTGAGGTTCCGTCCAATCCTTAACGGGCGCAATGATCTTACCGAAGTCGGCAATAATGTCAGGGAATACTCCATTGTTACGAATAGCCATGGCAGGATGATAGGTAGGGATAATCTTCGCCTGCGGATATTTCGTTGAGTGTTTAGGCGGACCTGATCTAGCAGTCGTCACGTTAACTTTTTCGCCCATAACTTCTTCGATGGCAGTTTTACCTAGGGCTACAATTATGTCAGCAGATTCTAAGTCATCGTACTCGTCAGTTATACGAACGCCTTCTAGATTGTAGTGCCTTAGAACGTGGTACAGTATTCGCTCTGCTGGGCCTTCTAGAATGTCCCCAACGATTACAATCTCAGGCTGCCCACATTCTGTATTGTTCGATGTTGTCACGTGCTAGTTCCTCCTTTTCGTCTATGAGGGCCGTCTTGAAGTACTTCTTAGGCCTGGGGCACCAAGGTTCGGCGAGGCTGTATCCCATCTGAGCCATGTAGGTCGGATAAGAAGTATCGATTCCCCTAGCCAGAGGCAAGTCCGCCAAAAGTACAACCTCTTTGGGCCAACCTGAACTACCGAGGAAGTGCACGGCCTCGAATCGTTCAGCTATATCAGTACCCATCGCATAGACGATATCAAAACGTTCATAGCGAGATACTTTCTGACACAAATGTCTTGGGATGGCAAGCACACTGATGTATTCCAAGTCCATCAACATGTGGACGCTTTGAGCTATTTCGGCCCTATCCCTACCTTGTACTACACCCATGTACTTAAACCAACTGTGATCTAAGGCATAGGGTTCAAATTGTTTCGCCAATTGGTATGATGCTGCAGCATCGCCTAGGATATCAGGTACTACGATCTCGTCTACGGAAAGCATCCTAGCTATCCCCATTAGATCGTCGTTTTTCATTAGCTTGTTTTCGGCAGCTCCATTATCTAAAATCTTGTACCCAGGGGTTGTCTGATAGAACAACTTGTAAGCGGTTCTACGCAGATGATCGATATGCTGGGGCAAGATCAGATGGTAGTCTCCTTCTGCTAACCCTGTATTGCCCAGGGGTGGAATAATTGCGACTTTCATTCAGCTCCCTCAATCATTTCTTCTATGGCACTAATCTTGTAGTACAAGAATCTGGCATAATTAGCTAGATCGATTACTTCTTCTTTGGCCATCAACCAAACATCGTTCTTTACAAATCCGAGCGAACCGTAATCGCGTTTGCCCATCTCGAGTCGGTCTTTGACCATAGCGTCAAATTCGCTATCCCAGGTCTTCAACAAATCGTCGGTAATTGAATTCTCGTTTAGCTCCATAAAATGTCTCCATGTCCATACCAGCAATGCTGGCAATGCTTAGGGTGTAAATAAAGATGTCAGTAATTTCGTTAGCCATATCGTACCACGTGTCATTTTCGTCGTCTAGTTTTAGGTCCCCTCTCTGTATCTTTTTGATCATGTTCGCTAGCTCTCCGACCTCTCCGCACAACGCTAAAACGTGGTGGGCAATATCTTCGGAGGTGTTCTCAAAGAACAGAATACTGTCCTGCTCAATTTCGGTTTGAACTGCTTTTAGGGATGTCATCTTCTAAGTCCAATCAGTGATAGAAATTCTGTTCGAGCAAGTCTGTCGTGATCTCCAAAGCAACCGGCCATAGAAGATGTCGTAGTCAGGGCTCCAGAAGTCTTAACGCCCCGAATAGTCATACACGTGTGTTCGCCTTGCAATACGACAGCTACACCCAAAGGCTCTAAATGACTGATCAGAAAATCTGAGATAGCATCGGTTAGATCCTCTTGCGACCATAGGCCCTTGCTCATATATTCGACTGTTCTAACTATCTTAGATAGACCCGCGAGACGACCCGAGGGGACGTATCCAATGTGGGCAGTGCCCATAAAAGGACAAATATGATGAGCGCAAAGAGACACAAAAGGAATATCCTGTACGATGACCATTTCGTCGTTAGTTGTTTCGAACGTAGTGAACTCGAACTCTTCGGGAGTAGATAGCTCCCATAGCATTTTGACAAAACGTTCAGGTGTTTTACCGACATCGGATCTTCCTTCCCAAGTACTTTCAAAGATGGTACCTAGCAGTTCCTCAGCTAGTCCGTACAGCCGGGTGTCAACGAGGCTACTCCGCTCTACTACTCCGGGATCAAATAGTCTGGTCACTTATACTCCTCTTTCATCTGCGGGCCAAATGTACTTATGTACTTGAACGTTTAGTTTCCAAGGCAAACCGTTTTCCAATATCCACTCTACTAACTCTGCTTCCTTTACTCGACCCCAGGCTGCGCCTACCCAGAACTGGGCATCACAGCAAAGAGATTTGAGGTGCAACCAAACTTCTTTGGCCTCAGCAAAATCATCTGGACCCGTTACAACAAACTTGACGCCATCGCGGCTTGTAAGGCCACTAGCGTTTCGTTCTCTCTCGGGTATGTTGAAACCGCTTTCACCGGACCCTGTTAGCTTCCAGTCCATCATCTTGGTCATTTCCCAGGACCAGGACGGGAAGTCTATTGAGCCGTTTGTAAACACTTCTTGGCTATAACCTTTTTCAAACAGCGCCCAATATAAACGCTGCAGTTCCTCCATAGGCTGAATAAAAGGTTCTCCCCCGGTCCAGCAAATGTTCTTGACGCCCACCCCTGTGGTATCTTGAATGCGCTCCACTAGCCCTTTTATTTCGAACTTCTCTGATTCCTTGATCCAAATAGAAGGTTCAATAGCGTGAGGGGTATCACAAGGCCAACCAGGACAACGCATGTTACAACCAGCAAAGCGCAGAAACATAGTAGGCGTACCCACATAGGTGCCTTCACCCTGGATGCTGTTGTACATTTCGGAGACTCTAAGCTGTGGCATCGATACTCCAAGTCGCCGCGTTCTTCTCGTTTTCCCAACAGGTCACTCCCACTATGCGTGCATTTGGAAAGTTCTCAGCAGTCCACAGGTGCGCAACGTCACGAACCCACTCTACCATACCTTCCATAGTGGGGTCCATAACTCTTAAGGCGATGATATATTGGGCGTTTAACTTTTGGAAGTCAGCTAGCGCGGGATCATCAGGAGCTATCAGGCACGTGTGATCGAACTGATATTCGAAGTCCTGTTTGAGTTTCCCGAGGCTACCGAAGTCTACAACCCACCCCCTATGATCTCGTTCGCCTTCCCATTTGAGTTCGATCCATCGATCGTACCCGTGCAGAAACTGACAATGACCGTCATCCTTCCATTGCCTATGCGCGCAAGGATAACCTCCAAGCCGTTTTATTACTCCGAGTCCCATCCTACTGCCTCCTTCCAATACTCTGTGTCGTCGTATTCGGTATTGTCTACGTGCGAAAGTCCTGCGATCGCAATTGCTTCGAGCCGCTCTACGCACGTGGAACAACGCCCGCAGTGGTTTGTTACGCCCTTGTAGCACGACCACGTGTAGCGGAAGTCCAATCCCATAGAATAGGCCTGGGCGGCAATATGGTCTTTTTCAATATGAAGCCAAGGACATTCGATTTGAAAGTCCTCTGCGATAAAGCCCTCATTTGCCACCATTGCTAGTTTCTGAAGCTCCAGAATAAACTCCGGCCTACAATCGGGATAAACAGGATGGTCTCCTGCATGAACTCCCAGGTACAACCTTGTGGCCCCAAAGCCTACGGCGGCCCCAATTGCTACGTTAGCCATTATTGAATTTCTGTTTGGTACGACAGTGGCTTTCATTGTTTCGTCAGCATAATGTCCTTCGGGTACCTCTACATCCGAAGTCAAGGCGCTACCAGGAAGTAGGGCTTGAACGCACTCCATATCAACGAGATGCCAATCAACACCTAAGCGGGTACAACTGTGAGATGCATATGCCAATTCTGTTACGTGTCGTTGACCGTAATTGAATGATAACGCCAGGACTTCTCCTGGACGAAAATCATATTTAGCAACTCGATATAGCATTGTAGTCGAATCAAGTCCTCCACTTAGGACTACGATCGCCTTGTAATCGGTTTTTGGAATCATCACCTATCCCTTTTCTACTGGGTAGAGTTTTTCGCCTCTACCGGCTCTTATTCTCTTAATCTGACCTCGCTGCTCTAGTGTACCAAACACTAGTTCAACGTCTCGAGAAGTCAAACGATATCGTTGCATTATTTGAGACCGTCTGACTCCTGGGGATCTAGTAATAGCAAGTTGTACTTTTCCAATCACACGCTCCTGTGCTGTTTTACCTAGGTTGTGTATGACATCCACAGTGTATGGTATCCATTGTTCGATGTAGTGAAAGGCTTTTAGAACGTCCTTTACCTCCACTACAATTGACGGAGCTAAACGCCTACTAGCAGCTAGTAATAAGGCAATTCTTAGACCGCTCTTTGCCAATCTATCGTATGTGGGGGTAGTGATATCTTTCTGCACGGATTGTAATGCCATCTCAATTAGCTTTGCTTCGAACTTGTTGTACAACACCCAGGCATCACTTGTCAGTGTTGCTTCCCATACTTTTGGAAGATGGATTTCATTGCCGACGGTTTGAATATCTGACGGCGTATAATGATTTTTTACTCTACGTAGCTCCGCTACTAGCTCGTCTCTTCTCTCTAACGATTCCGTCGTGGGGGGTCCTAAAGGCTTTAGTTTGCTGACATCACTTTCGGCGCAAATAAGAAGCATTCGAGGTAGGAAGCCTGAACCCACATGGTCGTACGATAGGAGAGATTGTATTCGCTCTTTGATTCCCCCAGCGAACAGTATCAAAACAGGGTCTCTAACGTCAATCGTTTCTTTACGTAGAACTCTCTTCTGACTTCTACCGTCATATAGTTTGGTCAAAGTCTCTAACATGCCTGCGTAATAATCACGCTTGGACATCATTTCAAGGAGTCCAGAGAACTCGTCGCGCAAGAATATCGAAGGTCTACGTGGCCTCATTGCCATCGAAGTAAGTAGACCCTCAATAGAACCGTCCGTAGCTAAGATAGCGTCAGGATCTATTTCGCTTAGAAAATCAATTGCCATATCCATAGCAGTCGACTTACGTGTCAGAGTCGTATCAGCAAGAATCATAAACCATAAGTTCGGATGCATTATGCCATAACTTGTGGGCAGCGCTACATTACCCGCCAGTAGAGTGCTTAGAATAATCAGCGCTCCGGCTTGATGGTACTGCCATGCGGCATCTCCTTGCTGTCTTGCCCAGGCAACGTAATCTTCAACAAAGCTGCCCTCTGCTAGTACGCTGTCTCGTTCATGTTCGCTAAGTAGATCCGCCTGTAAAGGAACGTCATCTCGCTCGTCCTCTTCATCAGGTTCGTATTGTTGTGATCCTTCTTCTGTACGAGTAGCATTCGCTCGTACAACATCTTTCCAGAGCATGATTTCAGAGCGACCATCACGTTTGTACTTATTGCATGCCGCTTCTTTGGCAATGATAAAAACTTCGGAAGTGGTGTATCCTTCTTCGAGCAGTAGTAATTGTAACTGCCAAAGAGCCTTAGACCAATCTGAAAAGGGTTCTTGTTCGAATAAAGACCAAACTCGAGGATTGATAGTCATACGGTGTTCTTCAAGCAAATCTTCGGCAGAAGCTTTAGGAAGCTCTTCTGGGAAAGGTAGTTCCAGCTTTTCTGAATTGGCTACCTCAGGATAATCAGAAAAGGCTTCTGGCTTATACTTACGTTCCGGTCGAGCGATCTCAACCGTTACGTCCCGCAAGCCAACTGTGTTAGCGTACTTGTGGTTCAAAGTCAAAGGTACGCGCAGCAGTTGAGTTAGATCCCAGCCTGACTTGTCCATTCCTTCAGACTCGTGGAAATAAGCGATGCGCTTACTGATAGATTCAGCGTCCGTGGGATGAATAGGCTCTTCAAATCTCCACAGGGCCTGATATCTGTCCTTGGAAGTTTCTAGTACAATTGTAGGGGGGACTAGCATCTTGTCGTAATGACAATCGTCTAGGTCACCCCAGGCAGCCGTTACTAGCTGAGCGAATTCTTTCTTTCGTCTGGCATGAGAAAATAGCTGTGGGCAAAACCATACGTCGCACGTTACACGTAGACGTTGACAGTGTTCTAGGGCGTCGTTGAGTTCTTCGGGGTAGCGAAAAAACTTCTCACTGAAGGAACCAGTTCTAGCATTCCTAGTCGCTATGCAAAAATGTCCTTCTTCATCCCCGAATATAAACTCATAGACTGCCCGCCGCTTTGGGTCCATTCAAAAGGGGGCTTTCTATTTAAAGGAGCTCCCCCCGCAAGTGTTTTAGCGCCGTACGCACCGCTCCTGCGGGAGGAGACTCCAGATCCTGATTGTTACTTACGGAAGAAGATCAGCTCGCTTGCTACTGGCGAACTTGGAGGGATCGTAAGGCATAAACCTTTTGACCTCTGCACGGGTCTCGCCCTGGAATTCGCGAGCACCCACTGTCGCAATAACGGACTTGCTGATGAGATCCTCGATTTCGAAGTTCAATGACTCCTTCGAGGAATCTGCGTCAGTAGTTCCTGTTGCAATCAATAGCGCCTTCAAACTAAAAAGCGCATGAGGCAACAAGGAAGTGTTAGTCCACAGCTTGCGGTTCTCTTGTTCTCCTTCCTGAACGGTTAGCTCCCAGTTGATGTACTGCGCGCCGGGATTCTTTGAATTGGGTCCCGATTCACGCATTTCACCTCCAGTGATCTTGACGTGGTACTTTCCCGGAGGAATAGCACTAAAGTCACTGTCTGCGACTTCGGCAAAGTTTACAGTTACCATGTTTAGGCTCCAGTTACTATGTTGTGGATTGTCTTCATGTCGGGCTCTTCTAGTACGGGCGGCAATGAATCAGATCGATCCTTTGCTACACAACTTTCAGTTCCCGAAGTTAGCATCAATCGTCGTACGTCTCCTTCGACAACGCGCACGTACATATAGCACACGATGTCAAGGAAGCCGGCAACTTCTGATGCTAGCTTTCCGCTCAGGTAAGGTCGACTAAGGGTTGCCCCCGTCTTTTGATCCTTATCCGTTGCAGACAATGCCGTGAAGATAGTATTCACGGGCAAATCTCTAAAGGCTCTTACGAAGCGTCTGACCTGCTCCGAGTTCTTACCCCATTCTCTGATGCCAGGAACATCAGGGTCTCGATCTGGATCACCCGCAACAAGATCCCGCATGATGTTGTACATGCTAAACTTCTGGATCTCTGTCAAAGAGTCGAGTACGATCGTCTTATAGCTGTCGGAACTAGCAACATCGTTATAGACGCTAGTCATATCGCTCCAACTAGCAACACGAACTACTTCGACATCGGGGAATCTATTGCGTAGTGACATTGTGCCGCCCTCTACGTCAATAAATAGCACGGGGGACATAGCCTCTACTTCGGAGGCTGATCCTGCGAGGACGGTTTTACCTACTCCAGGATCTCCGTACACAAGCATATTGACTACTTGTGGTCGCTCACTAGCGGGTAGAACCGAAAGCCCACCCAGCGTCTTATTGGTTAGTACTTCTGTTGTCATATGTGCTCCTTTACTCTAGTATATTATAGGCAAATAGTGGTTTCAAGGATCAATACTTTTCTGTCGTATAGCGGCCGCTCTTTTCTAGAATCCATTCGAAATCGCTGCCGTCCAACTTCGCTAAGCAAGGGGCGAAGAAAGAACAGCCATTACAGTTGAAGCGAGTCGGATTAGGATAAATGCGGACATTTGGATCTAACATGTCCTCGGCTTCGAGTTTGATTAGTTGTTCGACTATATCAAGTTCCTCTTGCCCACGATATAGAGTAGTTCGTCGGAAGAAGAGGCTCTTCTGTTCGAGATGTTCTATGTATTCCGTGTAGGGGCCATCAGCCAAACCTTGCTCCTCTAACTTCTTACGGAACATTATTGCAGAAGTTCTCTGCGACTTGTTCTGGCTCATAGTACCGTTTTGGTTGACCTGCGGTTCCTTGGGCACCGATTTACGAAGTTCGTTTATGATTACGCCCTCCACTGGAATACCAAGCTGCTTACGAATCGCCCAGCAATAGGAACTAACCTGCATGTCCAAATCCATGTAAGCAGTATCGGTAAACTGTGCGGCCGTCTTATGATCGACGATCCAAACGCCCTGCTCGTTTTCGATAATCAAGTCGATGCGGCCTTGATAAACGGCATTCATACCCGGAATGGGCACTTCGAACTCGACCTCGCTTTTGATAGGCGTAAAATCATCGTGCTCCGCAGACCACAGGAAGTAATGCTCGAGCATACCTTCCCCTAGAGCTTCGCGTTCTGCGAAGTCTACTTCGATCTCAACTGCTAGGTCGGGTTGGGCTAATAGAATCCTCGCCCGCTGATTCATGCACGAGTCTGTGAAGGCTCTAAGCGCAAAGCCTTCTCGCTGCTCCCTGGGATAGTGCAGCCTGTCCGGGTCGTAGAATATCTCCAGGGCTACGTGTACGGCGATCCCAAAATCAAGAGCCTTGATTCCTGGGGTAT